CACAAGGAAGGGTCGCTCCCTGGTGTATCTTTCTTGGTAGAAGGGCTGGACACCACCGACCTTCTCGGCAAGGGAAGGAATTGCACCTCCATACCTCAGGGAGTTTGCCCTGTGCTCACTGATTGAGCTACCTTGCCAAGAGATTGCTTAGCCTGCTTCTACAGCACTCAATAGAACTCCTGTCAGGTACAGGCTAGTGTTAATTACGTGTCCTCCATATACACACTCAATTTTTGGAGTAAGCTCATTCTTCTTAAAGGCGGAACGAGCAAGACCTTATTCTCCTTTAGAAATCCTGATTTATAAACTCAAACTCAATACCGTTCTTCTTGAAGAACTCTGCAAGGAGCTTAGCCTGCGTTGGAGCATAAGTAATGCGGAGCACCTTAGTCTTCTTCTCAACTTTATCAAGCTGAGTTGCTTTAGCCATTTGCTTAGCAATTTCAGAATCAACGTCTGCCCCGATAGTTACTTTCTCCCCACCTTCTTCTTTTGCCTTCATTTCAGCACGGCTCTTGATGTCCTGCTTAATCTCCATGAGGATTTCCATTGCACTCTTGTACTGAAGCTCACGGATATAAGCGTCAGGGAGCAAGCCAGCCGAGTTACACTCTTCTGTAATCATTGCAACGCCAGCGTCATGCTCCTTCTGCTTTTTAGCAAGCTCTTCAGCCTGAGCGTTGATGTCATCAATGGAATCTTCTTCTTTCTGAGTCTTATTGTAGTACTCCTTCTTGAGCTGAATCTGTGTTGCGTACTCATCACGAAGTCCAAACTTCTCCTTAGCGTCATTAACGTAGTCAGTGAGAACAAGAGTGAGTTCGTCCTTACGTCTCTGGTCATAAGCGTCGAGCTGGTCACCAAGAGCACGCTCACCTTCATCTACAATCTGCAAGAGCTCATCGCACATTGCCTTGAGAAGATTCTCAGCCGGGTCAATGTAGACCTTCTTGTATTCTTTCTTCTCACGCTCAATGCCAGTGCGGAGAGATACAAACTGCTTTTTGAGGGTCTTAACGTATTCTACGTTGTCCTCAGTAAGCTGAACGTCTTTGTATCTGTTTACTACAGCCTTGATGTTAGTGCCGAGCTCTGTAAAGTTACCTGATACTACGACAGTATTGTCCTTATTCAGAGTAGGCTTTGCAATCTTGAGCTCCAAATCTCCGAAGTCAATGTCTTTAACTTCTCCAACTACAACTTCCTTTGTCTCTTCCATTTTCTTTCCCTTTGTGTTAGCCATATTCAGCCTCCTTGATATTGCTATAAAGTGTAATCAGAGGCTAGGTTTGCATGAGTTATCAACTTGCTCAATACTCGTTCATCTACCTTTTGTGTGCGGTCTTCCTCACTAGAGGTTAAGTTCGCAGGTCTTGAGTTATAACCTGTTAGCCCTGATTACTCTTATAATATACTACACCTAGTATATTATGTCAAGCATTTTTTCAAAAATATTTTTATTTTCTTACGGGTCGGTAATTGCTCCGATATTCAGCAAGAGCGATTACGAATATGCTCCCGTCCGAACGCCTTAACGTTGCCTTGCCGTTTTCAATAGCCATAAGCTGATAGATTTTGTTGTTCCACTTGTTGATTACTTCTTCAATCATCAGTTACTCCTTATTCATATTAAGAATCTTGTTTACTTTAACTTCAGGCTGATTGATTATCCTGAAAGCTCTTTGAGATTTTGTACCAAGCACGAAAAGTCCTATGACTTTCCTTGCGTACACCTTTTCGTAAAGGTCTTTATATACTGAGAGCTGAAGACTACAGTACTCTCTATCGAATACAGATGTAGTCTTAATGTCAAACAGTACGTCCCCTTCATCAGAGCGACCAGCCACGTCGATACAACTTGCCGTGCCTTCAAAATCAGAGACAAGTAACTCAGCATTGAAGTTAGTAAAGTTATAGCGTAACTGAAAGTCCTTCAGCGTTGCTACAAGCCACTTTGCTCCTTCAGTGAAAGGCTCTTGTCCTTTCTTTATCCACATTTCACACTCATGGTGTACGTCATGCCCGTAGAGCGTTGCGACCTGGACTGTCATAGTGTCCGGAAACTTCTTGCCTAGAATCTGTCCTATAGCTCCGGTAACGCCGTGAAGTTCCTTGCCGTTGTACCAGTAAGTATGCTCTTTCTCATTGAAAACTACAGCCTTAATCCTGTCGTCCATTACGTTTCTCCTCAGACTGTTTAATGCGTCTCTCTATTTCAGCAATGCCGTCACGGATAATCGGTTTCTTTACACAGGTTGTAAAGAAGTTCCAGGCTTTAGCCAGGGCGGTCTGCTTGTCGTATGTACTTGCAAGAGTTACAAGCAAGCCTGATTTTTCTGCTTCAGAAAGCTCGACACATCTGTCAACGTTGTACCTTATATGCAATAAGCCGTTACGATAATAATAGTAAGGTTTCATTGCAATTTCATCTTCTTCTCCGAATCTCACATGAGTGCGGAGGTCTACAGGACTTGCGTTATACATATCCTTTTTAATTCTGTTCCCCATTTCATTATCCTCTCAATGCTAATTGTATTCCTACGAATATTAAAGTTGCCACCACTACAATGAGGGTTATCCAGTCCTCTGTATCAAGAGAAAACTTCTTCCTGTACTTATTTCCCTTCTTGAATATCCGTATCTTCATTGCTACTCCTTTACTTCGCTCTGCTTTTCACGAAAGCATAGCCTTCAGTAATTACTATTCCGTTTCTCTTTGCCATGAAGTTTATTGTTGCACTTCCGTCAGAATCAATCAAGTAAACGTCACAGTAATTCAGCTTGTGTCTTCTACAGAAACGTTCGAGGGACTTTGCTTTCCACTTGAGCATAAGTCCTACGAACCAGGACCTGCCCTTTTCAATGTTGTGCCACTTCATACTAGTCCTCCTTTCTTATCATGCGTTCATCACGCTCTGCCTCAGCCCTGAGTTCAGCACGCTCCTGTTCACGTCTTTGCCGTTCCCACTTCCTGTATCTTTCTTCTTCGAGTTCTTCCGGAGTTTTGATGTCCTGATAACTTCTTAATCCTATCATTCTATTCTTCATCATCGTCCTCCTCATCATCGTGGTCTGCAAGTTCTTCAGCCTTGCGGTCTATATCCGACGGCTCATAGCGTTCAGCAATGTCGTGACAAACCTCTATCAGCTGTTTTGCCTTACGGCGTTCTTCATCACTTGAAATAGCGTCAGCGTCATCGTTGTCAAGGAAGTCTTCAAGTGCTCCCTGGCAATCGAACAAATCAGAAAGTGTATTGTTGAATCTGCAATAACTCATATTAGCCATATTTTACCCCCTTAAATTATTCCGTTTTCACGGAGTTCTTTCAATAATCCATAGCGTCTTGCACGACGCTCCAAATCACTCTGAATAGCTGCAATCTCACTCCAGTAATAGCTCTTGCCTTCAACAAATGAGTTCTGATATTCCATAGCCATTTCAATAGTCTTTGCCTTGCCCTTTTCGTATCTGCTCATAATTTTACCCCTTACATTGTTAGTCCTCTGCAATTTTTCCTCTGAATGTTTTACCACCCAGATGAATCTCAACTGTTCCGTCTTCCTCTTCCTTTACAGTAGATGAACCAGCAAGCTTTTCTGTCAGTTCCTGGACCGCATTGTAAAGCTCCTCATTTTCCTTTCCGATATAATCCAGGAATTGACTGAATATACTCACATATCCTTTACGTACACGCTCAAGCAACTGTAAAGCATGCTCCTCTGTATCCAGATACTCAGATAAGAGTCTTAAAGGCTCTTCTTCCATATTCTTCATGTAGTGTAACTCACTATCCTCACCCTGCAAACCGAACCAGTAAGTACGTGGGGCTACGACACGTCTAAGATATACTTCTATTCCGTCATTGCAATAAAACTTCAAGCGTATACCGCCATTATCTTCCTGATACAGTGCATTACACTTAAACTTTCTCTTCAAGTCACTTGCAAGCTTTCTGTATATTGCAAGCTCTTCAAAAAGAATATTCTTATAGTTGTCAATTTCAGCTTTACGTATACCCTCTAAAAGCTCTTTTTTCTTCTGCTCCAGGTCTACATTTTTCTGGACCGCAACCTTAATTTTGTCTGTCAAGTTTACTAATTCATCAGTCATAATATTACCCCCTTATATGATTATGCAACCTTGCGGTATTTATTTTCACCGCCACGGACAGTCCACCCGAAAGCGTCTGCAATTCCTACACCCGCCTTACGTGTATAGCGTGTTATATCTTTCTGTGTCGCCTTGCCGTAGTAAAGCTTATCAAGAAAGTTTTCTTTCTGCACGTCCGTCAATCCGTCTTTCCAGTAACGATACAGAATAGAGTTACTTCCGTCATGGTGACATTCTGTTTTTCGCAAGTCCCCGTTGGAATCCACGTAAACACGTTCGTAGTCACATGAAGTATAAAGCACGTCTTCAAGGCTTTTCAGTTCCTTATAACCGCAACGGCGTCCGTTCCATAGTCCCAGGTCAGCAATGGCAAGGACTGGACCTTCAGATACGTGCTTGAGTTCGCTCTGTTCGTCTTCAAACCAGGTCTGCTCCATGAAGTAACATTCATCGTAGATTTTTTCATCTGTCAGTGTCTTTTCATAGTCTTCACGGCTGATTTTTACTTCCTTGCCGTAGTTGTCAGTTACAGTTACAAGTCCGTCCTCATCAGCGTCAAAAAACATATTGTCAATGAGATTTTCTTTAGCGTTTTTGAAGTTTTCTTCACTACAAGTGTCATAACTGTCAAAAACTGTATAGGCTTTTCTTTCCATAATTTTACCCCCGTAAATTGTCTTTTATTTTGTTTTAATCTATCTTTACAAGCTCATGACTTGTAAAATCCAGCTCATACCATGTATCGTTTTCAAGTTCCTTTCCGTTATGCCATACCCCGAAAAGCTTTTTACTTGAATGTACCTCAAGCGTATTGAATCCGTAATAGTCCAGGAAAGCGTTCAATCTGCTTTTAGTTGTCTGAGTCATAGCCACGTCTTTACGGCGTGCATACATACCATAGTATGCTGAATCCATATCATTACAGTCAGTAATGTAAATCCAGATACTCCCGTCTACCAGCTTTTTTACAAGTGTAGTATTCCACAACTTATACCATTTTGCTCCGTCCATATGTACAAATACTGAATCACGGACAGATAGTTTCTTTACACGTCCAGTGTATTTTCCACTGATAAAAGCGTTGACTACCTTTTCGTCAGCTTTTCTACAGTAAAGCGTCTTTCCATTGATACAATTCATTTTGTTACCCCCTTAAATTGTCTTTATGGTTATATTATACCACGTATAATTTAATTGTCAAGTACTTTTTGAAATATTTTTTATCTTTTTATCCTAAAACTTTTCTTAATGTCCTCAAGTCTTTAGCGTGTATAAACACCGGATAAAGTCCCAGGTCTATGTATCTTTTTACTTCATCAATTTCCTGTATCTCTGAAATCGGAAATAATGCCCAGCCGTCAGCTATTTTCTGATTTATCTGGTCCACTGTCAGCTCATGCCGTGTAAAATCAAAATTATAACTGTTGAAAAATCTTTTAGTATCCGTGTCATAATATGTATTATAGACCTTAGCTAAACATTCTTTTAATGACATTTTCTTTACCCGGTCACTGGTATATAAATGCAACACAATTCCATTGAATGAATATACCAGGAATATTTTATTGTCTGTCATAATTTTACCCCCTTATCTTACAGGCGGACAGATTTTGATTATTTTTGCATACTGTCCCGAAAAGCTTGTTTTTATAAAGTCTATATGGTAAGCATACGGACCCGCATATATAAAGAAATGGTTTATATTATCATTCCCAGACGGTGTACACCATTTTTTACAGAAACGCTTAAAGCTTCTTATCTGGTTATCAGCTAAAGCGATAACGGAAGTAAAATGTAGTTTTCCGTTTTCCCTCATAAGTTTATCATAGTTTAATCTTTCCATTGTTTACCCCTTTATATTGTCTGTTGTCTTATATGCCCCGGACGGACCAGGGCAAGCCGTTTTTAATCCTGATTCAATTCCCTTCTATTGATTATTCTTTTAGGGTAATTATCTGATATACAATATTCTTTATAATCATGTTTCACGTCGCCCCAGGAATATTCTTTTTTATCATATTCAGATAAATCCTCCCAGCCGTAACTGTAAAATCCCTGAATAACCCACAGATAATTATACTTATTTTTTCTAGCCATATTTTACCCCCTTAAAGTGTTCTATAGCTTTTAGTCTTCCACCAGGTAAACAACCCCAGTGCAATTTATATATTTTTTATATCTTTTATTTTCAATAAACAAAAGACCCATAAAAAGCACGTTTACCGCCTGGAATAAAGCCCGGTTTTTTACAAGCTTGTATTTATTCCCGTTATAAATAAAATCTATCATATATAACCCCCTTAAAGTGTTTTTAATAAATCCGTAACCCTGGTATTTTTATCAAAATAAAAAAGCTTGTTTTCATGCCTTGCCGTGTCTGTCAAGATACACGCCTTATTATTTCCACTGTCAAAAAAATCTATCTTGTATTTTCTGCCCTTATAATTAAAATATATTTTTCCCATAATATAACCCCCTTAAAATGAATAGGTAAAATCTTTTCCTTTTTTGTCAAAAATTGTGTTTATAATCCAGGTAAGCTCCCGGATATTGCACCGGTTTGCGGACTGTCCGAAATGTTGCCAGTAAATAAGCTTATGCCCTGAGACAGGACAACGCCCAAACCATAAAGACCCACTGTCAATTTTTACAGTCTTATTTTCTTTTAATGCTTCCATAACTTCCCGGATTTTCTTTTGCTTATCTGTCATAATATAACCCCCTTAAATAATTAAAAGCTTTTATCTGTCCGCCAGGAATCAGCGGACAGAAAAACAACTGTTAGAAAATGTCAATAATGAAAAGTTTAGCTTTATACATTTTCTGTAAAAAGTTTTTTAATTCACTGATTAAGGAATCAATACTACCGCAATTATTACAGGTAAAATCTCCGCAATCGTTTACAAGCTCAGTTTCCAGAGCTTTTTTATACTGATATAAAACGCCCTCAAGGTTTGCAATCGGTTTATTATATCCCCCGCATGTATTTCTACCGCCTTGACTTTCAAAAAAGTGCACGTCATACAACGGACACCAGATATTCAAAAGCCCGTAGTTAGCCCCGGACGCTTTACTATATGTATTACGCCAGCGTGCAACTTCATAAAAGCAATTTTTTTCTGAATCGTAAAAACCAATTTTTTTGTAAGAATTGATAGGATTGAATTCGATTTTATCCCACATTGAATTAGTAATTTTTTTCATAGTTTACCCCCTTTAATATTGTAACTATAAAATATTCTCTGTCCGTTCTGGACCTCAACTATTTATATTATACCACGTATAAAATAAATGTCAAGTACTTTTTATAAATATTTTTTAATTTTTCTGTCCAGATTTTTACCATGTTTATTTTGTTCTGTCCGGATTTTTACCACGTAAAAAGACACGGACAGAAAACCGCTTTTATTTTTACCCCCTTTAATTTTCATACTGTCCGCCAGAATCAGCATAAAAGCGGACAGACAGAAAGCTGATTAAAAATATTTTTCTATAACGTTTTTACACACCGCCAGATTATCAAAAACTAAATCATATTCCTTTACAATTTTATTATAATAGTTATATTCGTATAACGTAAAACAAAAATAATCAGCAATAACAGGATTTAATATAGTATTATTTTTGAAATCGTAATTATACGGCGTGTCAAGTTTATAATAGTAGTTATTATCCGTATAATTACGGATAAAAGCTAAAGTTTTACCGATTAAAAAATCAGTACTCTTAATTTTTTCAAAAACCGGGTTTTTCATAAAATGCTCCCTTTACCTATCCGCCAGGAATCAGCGGACAGAAAAAATAATTTTTCATACTGTCATAATAAGACAGTATAGCAACTGATTAAAAGCTATAAAGGGCAAGGGGTAAACCTTGCCCCCTTGCTTTATGCAATTTTACAAGTATTGATATAGTTATTATCAATGGAATATAAAGATAAAAACTTTTTATCATCTTCTAGCCTTGCAATAAAAAACATTTTTTCATAATAATTTTTTAATTTAATCTTAATAGTATCATTATCAATAATTTTATAACTTGTATCATAATTATTTATTGAGTTATCGTATTTTGCTAACTGTCCGCCGATTAAACAACAACCGAAAGAAAATAAATTATTAAAATCTGTCATATATTGCCCCCTTAATTAAAATCTATGCTCTAACAAGTCTATAAATAAAATATTCCTTAATTTCATTCATTAAGTATTTATTTATTTTTGCATGTTTTCTGTCAGTGTCATTTTTTAATCTGTTATATGCCGTTATTTTTTCAATGTCAGAATCAGAAAGAAAATTATGCAATGTATCAAGAGACATTTTTAATAATTCATTTATATCATGCTCCGCAATTTCACTTTTAATTTCTTTTTTAATTTTTCCGATTGCATTTGAATATGTCATGAATGTATTGATATAGTCACCTTTATAATAAAGTGTAACGTATCCGTGCGAATAGTCAAAAGTAAAACTTTTATATTTTGCCGTTGCTCCTATTCCTAAAATATCGTCGTAATTTAATGCGTTTAATGTTTTCATATTTTACCCCCATTATTTTTAATTTTTGAAAAGATTGATTGCATTGATTATTGTACTAACTATTGAAAGTACACCAAAAACATTAAAATATTTTTTAATGTCGCTAGTACAATTTTTCAAGTTATGCCGTAGATTAAAGTAATAGGCAGCTAGAAAAATACTAGCTAAAAAGTTGTAAATCTTTACATTCATTTATAACCCCCTTTAATATTGCTTTATGTGTATATTATACCACGTATTTTATAAATTGTAAATATATTATAGAAAAAAGTATTAAAAAAAGTATATAAGGTATAAAAAGTGGTAAATGTATAAAAATGAGTAAATAAAAAATACTCTTGTATTTTTTCGTGTTTTTCGATTTTGCTAATTCTCAGGAAATTTAATAATACTGAAGTTTTTTAGTAAAATTAAAGTTTAGTAAAACGTTTTACTAATTTCATTTTTATCAAAAATCCGAAGCAAAAATAAATATAAAATCATACATACTTCTTTTGATACTTTTGTTATATATGCCTAACATTTTAAAGCGTCGTTTTCCTTGCCCTTGCCGTCGCTGTTATACGTGCCTAACTTGCCGAAAATCTGGCAGACTAACTATCGGTCGTTAGTTTAGCTTTACCAAGCTTGCCTAACTATCGGTCGTTAGTTTGGTCTGCCGAAAATTTTACTCTCTCCAGGGGCAAAGAGGTTGAAACCCATATCTCCACACAAAATCGCCCCTCTCGTATTCTATACCAAGTTTAGTATAATAAAATACTTTTTAAGCCCGGCAGGTACGGCTCAATCTGAAATATTCGTCTGGAAAAGACCCCACCCCCACCCGTACACCTTTTTCTGTGAATAGTACCGTATGCTGAAAAAAGAGGGGGTCTCCATTGCTGAAGACCCCAGAAGGAAAAGAGCATAACGAAAGGCAGACTGTTCGCTCTTGAGTACTAATCATAGTTCAAGATTTGACAAAAGTAAATAGCTACATTATATTTTAACTATGGCAGACGAAGAAAAACTTTCATACGAAGAACTCAGAGACAGAGTTATACAGAAGTTCGGAATAGTATTCAAAGACTCAGTAGCTATGGACGCTTGTAAAGTGCCTAAGGATTTGCGTATCCGTATGCTCGACGACCCTGTATATGTAGCCGAAACAAAAGCTCTGAGGGCTAATCTTTTTGTGGAACAGCTTGATGAGCTAGACAATGTAATCGCTGGTACTTACGATAACTCGGAGAAAGGCTCTGACAGGAGTGCTACGGTTTTGCGTTGTCTTGAGCTAAAACAGAAGCTGTTACTGGAAGACCTCAATATCAATAAGGACGAAAGTAACGCCCTTAACGTATCTTTCATAGCTATGAGCAAGGAAGACTTTGAGGCTTTGGAAACTATTGAAGTAAATAAGGGCGGTAACAATAACCGTGAGCTTTCGGCAGACTTCGGAGTAAATGAAGATACTGACAGCTTTGAAGCCCGTATGAAAGCTGACGCTAAGCAGAGGTTGAAGGAAAAGGAGGAAGCGGAAAATGGCAACGCTGGTTAAACTGCTCCCTCATCAAGGACAGCTGGTACAAGCTCCGTACGTATATCCAGACATTAACTTTTTCTTTATGGTAGCTGGATACGCTTGCGGTAAGACTTCAGGAATTACAAAGGCTATAGAGTATGCAGTAAAGAACCTCTTGGGTAAAAAGGATAAGGAAGGACATAATCCTAAAATCCTTATAGCCTCTAAAAACCTTACCTTCATGAAAAAGACCTTGACGGGCTTGCTTGAACAGGACTTGAAAGAGACCAATTCGGAATATACTTACGATAAAGCTCATAACATTATTACGGTTGGTAACGTAGAATTACTGCTTATTCCAGATGAAGATGAATCAAACATATACGGTTTCTCGTGTGCATGTGCATTTATAGATGAGCTGGACGAGCTTGATACCCAGACAGCAATGGCTGTAGTAAAGTCTATCAACGACCGTTGCCGTCAGCAGGTGGAAGGCTTCCGTTCTCCGTTTATGACATATACTACGTCCTCACAGGGTTTGAAGGGTACGTATCAGACCGTAATGCACTTTAAGAAGAGTGGTATCGGATACGTACTTATACGTGCGAGAACTAGAGATAACATATACTTACCTAAAGACTACGTAGAGAATATGTACGCTATCTATAATGAAAAAGAGCGTAGATGTCTTCTTGAGGGTGAGTTTGTATCCATTGATTCAGGGCTCGTATTCCCTGACTATAACCCTGCCGTAAACAAGCTTGACAATGACCTTTACGAATATATAAGGGATACGGTTACAGGGTACAATAAGGATACAGGAGCACCGCAGTACCATACCGTTTATATCGGTCAGGACTTTAACAGCTTCGGTAACAACGCTGTAGCCTTTGCTGTTATCAACGACGCTATCGTAGCTTTGAAGGATTATGAGTTCCCAGACATAAGACGTGCTCCTGAGGTATTCAGATATGACTTTCCGCATAACGAAATCGTATGGATACCTGATATGACATACAAGGAGCACTTCGTAGAGTTCAAGAAGGAATTGAGGGTATTCAAGATAAAGATAGCTTACCGTTCTTGTAACCCTCTTGTAGGAGACCGTAACTTTGCCTGCAACAAGCTTTTCTTTACCGAGCACCTCTTCATCTGTCCTATGTGTAAAGACCTTGAGACTACGCTTATGACTTGGCAGAAAGACCCGAAGACTGGTCTTCCGAGCAAGGGTGGACAGGGAGCTCCTGACCATAAGGGTGACTGTCTTGGATATGTAGTTCATTATCTTTTGTCTTGGAAGAGGGAGCTTAAACCTCTTTACAGGGTAACGCTTGAACGGCTTTATGAGAAGAGACGTGCGAGAGGAGCTGACGCAACGGAGCTGGAAGTAACGTCTAATGTACTTGACGCTATCAGAATTAAAGGTATAGCATTGGAGCAGGCTACTAATGTAGTAGAATAAACTTGCATTTATCTATATTTCACAGTAGGATAGGACTATGGTAGATTACAAGAAACTAAGAGGCATATTGAACGGCTCAAAGATGAACGTTAAGCATTACGCTAACGGAAAGACAGCCGTGACTGATTCCCGTACATTCAGAGGAATGAATACGTCGGCTTTAGAGGAAGCTCAGAAGCTTGTAGCTGACTCTATTGAAGAAGACACAAAAGCCTTGGCTAAGAAAAACAGCATACAGCTTGATACTCTCGACAGTGTTACGAAGCGAGCAGAAGCCAATATAGGCGTAGTAATGGACTGTATACTCTCAGGAAAGAACGTAAATGCCGAAGAGCTTCATAAACAGACAAAACTTCGTGACGCTATCGTAGCTAAAGACTCTATCCAGAACGGAAGGTGGAACATAAATAACCTTGCTGACCCTTCTCTTTCAAGTCTTGCTATCCCTAACATCTACATTTCACCTTATCAGGCTAATTCTTTGTACTCTCAGAAGGGACTTTTCGAGACAATCATCAATAAAAAGGCTAAATCTATTCTCTTAAACGGCTGTTACATTGAAAATAAGCATTTAAGTGAGAAACAGATTGATACGGTCAATGAAAAAGCTGAAGTTAAGCACAATTTCAAGCATATTTTGGCTGGCTCGACCCTTGATTCACTTGTTTACGGCGGAAACTTGACCTTCCCGATGTTCAAAAAGGACACTCCGCTCACCGTAGGGCTCAAATTGTCGGCTCTTTTGAACCTCGGAGTGCTGAAAAAGGACTGTATTGACTATTTTGTAAGCCTCGACCGCTGGAATACGTTCATTATTCCGCCTTATAACCCTACTCAGAAAGATTTTTTGCGTCCAGAAGTGTATACAGTACCGTTTTTAGGGGCTGACGTACACCATACTCGCTGTGCCCGTGTCGTAACGGCTAAGCAGGCTGGATACTGGGGACAGATTTTGAATCAGGGCTGGGGTATTTCAGACCTGTGTGGCTATTTGCAGTCGGGAATGAACTATAAAGTGGCTATCCAGAGCCTTCCTTTGATGATTCAGCAGATGAGTATTCTCGCTCGTGTAGTAAACGTAGACGGTGTACTCGCTACTGAAGGAGCTAATGCTCTTGATTCACTGGTAGATGAGGCTACAATCAGGACAAGGGAAGCTTCTCCAGACAACCCAGTAACTATGGACGTACTCGGAGACATCAAATCTATCAACAGAAACTTCGCTCAAGTGCCAGAGCTTATCCGTCTTCTTCGTCAGGACTTGGCTTCTGACGCTGTTCTTCCTGAACCACTGCTCTTCTCTTCTGAAAAGGGTAACTTCTCTTCAGGAGACGATACTCAGGGTAACCTCTTCAAGCAGAATGAATCAGTACAGATGATTCATAAAGACCTTGAGCCACAGTTCAAACAGCTTGCTAAGATTATGATTATCGACGCTCTCGGAACTTCTAAGGAAGTCATCGAAGCTCTCCCTTATACAACAATTCACTTTGACCAGCCTGTTATTGCCAATGCTCTTGAGCGTGCTCAGATTGGTAAGGCTTACTCAGAGACAGTATTTAACCTAGTATCAGCTCAGGTTCCTGTTAACGTTGCCGTTGAAATGGCTGACAAGAACGTATCTGCTGATATGCGTACAGGAGCTGATATTCTCGACAGACTTGCAAAGATTCAGAACAAGAATGATAAGAATGATGATAAGAGAGTTGAGCTTGAGCTTGAGCAGAAAGAGGCTGACATTGACCAGACAGAAGCTCAGGCTAAGGCTACCGAAGAGACTGTGAAGATTCAGAAGGCTGAAGTGTCAGAAGGTGGCACTAGGAAGCACGGAGAGTCTGAAGAGGACAAGAAGACCCGTGGAAGAAGCCCTGCTGAGGAACAGAGAGAGAAAGCTTTGAGTGATAAGGAAGAGAGAGGATACTCAAAGCTTGAGCAGAAAAAGCACGAAAAAGCTCGTCAGGGCTCTACAAGACGTAGTGAAAAGCTTGCGAAAGCAAGAAATAAGTCTGTTTAGTACGCAAACTTAAATTGACAAACAAATAAAACAAGCATTATAATAATGCTAAGGAGATTACAATGAGTGCACAAATCCCTTCAGGAATGTTGCTTTCAGACTTGCTCAAGGCAACAGGATATGACTGCCCTTCTACATTGCAGGGTAAGACATTCGCTCAGGCTACAGCTGGAGCTGGCATAGACATTGAGTCTAACAAGGCAGTATCAGTAAATGCTGGTACATATACACAGGCTGTAGAAATTACACCTTCTGATACATACGAAGCTATGGAAAAGGTAACCCTTACCCTTACAGGTATCATAAAGGGTCTCGTAGCTTTCGGTTCGGCAGAGGGAGCTGTATATCTTACAGCAGTGCCTTCAGCAGACGGAGCTGTAAAAGCTTATGTTCCTTCGGCTACAGGTATCTCAAAAGTTGACGCTACTTATGCAGAAGCTACTGGTGTAACAATCAGTGACGTAGCTTACGCCCGATATTCAGCAGGAGACATCACATTCTAATATGATTAAGCAGACTAAAACCAATGACTCAGACGCTTCTCCATTTATCACACAGAAAGATGTAATTCTGTGTCGTTCTGGTATTCAGCTCTATCACAAGTCAGAGGTAGCTTCATTCATTACAGAAGACAACAAACCAGCCGTAGAAAAAGACTGGTACAAGGAATACCGTCCAGCTAACGTAATCGTTAAGGCTAAAGACCTTTTCAAGTCTTTACCAGTTACTGAGGAACACCCAGATGTATGGGTAGACTCTAAGAACTTCAAGACTCTTGCTGGCGGTACACTTGATAAGGACGTTGACGTCGTAGCTCTGGAAGGTGAAGCTGAAGGAGAAATCGGTCTCAAGTCTAATATCACGTTCTATACAGACGAGCTGTATAATTACTATCTCAATAACAAGGAAGTTTCTGTAGGGTATACCTGCAAGAAGCATTTCGTAGATAATCCTGAAGAAGTTGGCTACGATATTATCCTTGATGAGATTACTGAGGTGAATCATTTGGCAATCACTAGAAGGGGTCGTGGTGGCTCTGAGGTTGCTGTGATTGATAGCATTATAGGAGGTTTGAAACCTATGCGTACAGGCATTTTCGCTTTTATCACTGGTAAGAAACAGAAAGCTACAGATTCTGAGTTCTCTTTTGGTAAAACAGTCCTTGACGCTGTTAAGAACAGCAAAGGCACTACCGAGACAGAGCTTGCTGGTGAAATGAAGGGTGTTCTGGATTCTATCTCAGTCCTCAAAGACTGCGAAGCAAAGGACACATTGTTAAACGCTGTCAAAGACTGCTTTGACAACAAGGAAATGGCTAAGGAAAATGAGGCTGAGCTCACAAAGACTTTCGATTCTATGTGGGAAAAAGCTCAGGCAGAAAGCTTAGCTAACTTCGATTCTAAGGACAAAGAGGACAAGGAAGACAAAACCGAAGACTCTAAGGACGAAGGAAAAGAAGAAAAGAACGAGGATTCTAAGGACAAAGAGGAAAAGGAAGACAAAACCGAAGACTCTAAGGACGAAGAAGCCAAAGATTCAAAAGAAGACAAGGAAGAAAAAGACGGTTGTCACGGAAACAAAGATTCTGCTGAAATCGTATCTTCTATTATGGACAGCCTTAAAACTGAGCTGAAGCCTATGGTTGCAGAAGCAGTTAAGGAATGTCTTGGTGTTAAGGACGACAAGTCTTCAAAAGCTGAAGGCGGTGTTGTGGATTCTGATATTGCAACAGGCGATGTACCTCTCAGAGACTATACATCGTTCGTTGACTAAATAGGAGAAAAATATGGTACAGAACGGAAAAACTCTGTCAATGCACAACGAAGCAATCTGGAAGGGTACATACGATGATAATGGTATGCTCCTCAAGCTCCATGAAAACTGCTTCACAATCGGTTACTCAGCACTCTTCTCTCCTGATGAAACAAGTGCTGGTAAGGTAAAGTTCGGTGACGGTGTATTCTACGACGCTCACCAGAAGAACAACAAGGTATACGTAGGAGCTCCTACAGTTTCAAACGCTGTACCTAAGTTCGCTGGTATTATGGTTCGTGAACCTGCTATTTCTTCAGGTTACCCTGCAATCAACAACGAAGTTGCTGGTTTCCAGAAGGGTATGCTCTGCAAGGAAGGTTTCATTGAATACAAGCACAGTTACTGCGTAACACACGCTTCACACTCAGCTTTGGGAACAAAGAAGAGCGTATTCGACAACGTTGAAATCGGTTGGGTAATGATGTGTTCTGCAAGTAATGGAGCTGTTTACTTCACACCTGCTTCTACAGACTACATATCAAGCTCAGATGTAGCTGTAGGTAAAGTTGTCGCTATGAACCCAGATGACAAGACTGCTACAGTCTTTGTTTCACCTACAATCTACGCATAAAGCAAGGAGACGAATATGTTAGGAAAGACACAGATTCAGTACACAAAACTCCAGACAGCTATGGAAAACGACATCATGAATCGTTTCCCTGCTATCTCTAAACATATCAACGCTATCCACATCGACAAGGGTCACCTCTCTGCTGATGTAAGAAGTGCTGGTATCGGTATCGGTGTTACAGATTCTATCTGTAACAAGGAAGCTCTTCCTTTGGGAGCTAATCCACAGAAAGCTATCCGCTACGCTGAACCAAGCGAAGGCACAAAGAGATACATTGACAAAGCAATGGATTCTCTTATCAAGTCTGGCTTGACAGAAGAACAGGCTCAGAAGAAGGTAAAAGATTCTCTTGAGCCAATGATGTACTTCGACTCAGCAAAGCACCAGTATGTATTCACTGCTAAAGCTCCTGAAGAGGAAGCTAAAAAGTTTGGTGTTACAGACTCTCTGCTTGAGCAGACATCTATTCCTATGTGGAACATTGGTTGGCTTACAAAGATTTTCAAACAGCCTTTTGCTACATCACACGCAAAGAACTTGGTAAGTGTTGAATCTTTCAACAACCCTTGGGCTGATGTAATCGGACTGTTCAAGGAAAGCTTTGAAGGTTATGGTAAGCTCTCTAACGTTGCTCGTGGCAACTTTAAGCAGAACAACTCTAACCCAGTTACAAACGAAGCTTCACAGCTCGTTGATGAAGTATTCAACCTTTCGGTTGACTACGAATCTGACATTATGGAAGACATCAAGGCTAAGCAGGCTGGTAACTTTGTAACAGGACAGATTAAAGCTGACCGTGAAAAATATGCGATGATGGTTCTCGACCGTATGCAGGACGCTCTCATCTACTTCGGTAGTGATGAAGCTGGTATCGACGGTCTTGCTGATGTTACAACTCCAGTTGCTTGGGGCGGAACACCACTTTATGACATCTTCACTTCTCAGGTGTCTACAACTCGTGGTAGCGACATCGTACGTGCTATGAACAAGATTATCGGGGACTTCCTCCGTGCTAATCACTACATGGCTCGTGAAGTAGTTATTAACTGTTCTGAATACGTATTTCAGGCTCTCACACAGACTGTATACTCTGATGTTTACAATCCTGATTCTCCAATCAAGATTCTTCAGGGTAACTTCAAGGGTCGTAACGAGCTTGACGGTGGTCTGGTACAGGTTAAATACACTATTGTATCTGATACAATGCTTAACCCTTCACCTACTGGTGGAGAAAAGAACCCATTCAACCCTAACACTTATGACTACTTGTTCATCACAGTTCCTAAGATTCAGGACGCTATGGGAGAACAGGATTCTCTCATCATTCACCCTGAATTGCTCAAGAGCTATGTTGTTCCAGCAATGTGGCAGAGACAGGGTATGCTCTACACAATGTATAAACGTGTTGGTGGCGTAATTGCTCCAATCGAGGGTACAGTAGCTGTTTACACAGGATTTGGTTACGCTGAGTCGTAATATATAACCGCTGTCGAAACCCTCTGGCTTTACAGCTGGAGGGTTTCATATTATACTAGGAAAAGAGGTAAAGACTATGAAATACATTAAAAACACTGGTAGATATGCTATCGCATTTCCAATCACAAAGAACAACAGAGAAATCAACATTGAGCTCGACAAACGCAGACTGTATACAGATACAGGAAACATCGCTACTACAGGTATCACTCCAGTAGAAGAGGAAGACCTTGCAGAGCTCAAGAAAATCAAACGCTTCAACAACATGGTTGAAAGCGGTGAGCTCGAAATCCTTGAAGAATCTGAAGTAAGAACTCCAGATGAAAACAAGATTAAAGCTCTTGAAGATAAAAACAAGGAGCTCGAACAGAAGCTTAGAGAAGCTGAAAATGCTGACGTGAAGAAAATCGAAGAAGAGAAGAAAGCTCTTGCTGATGAAAATGCTTCACTCAGAGCACAGCTTGAAAAGCTCGCTAAGGGCGGTAAAAATAAAGACAAAGCCGATGAAGAGGCTGAAAAAGCCGATGAAAAGGCTGATGAAAACAAAGCTGATACAGAAGGATTCTAATTATGGAAGTAACTACAAGTGGAAGACCAGAGCGAATTACGAGAGTTTGGTTTCGTACAAGATACGGACAGAGCTTTCCAGATTTGCTTCCTGAAGACAAGAATGATATTCTCGACACTTGTATTTCTGATGTATATACTCTTTTCTATGGCGTTGGTGAGCTTTGGTCTCACCTCGACCGAAAAGAGTATGTAGAGAAAACTCAGCTGTGCTACGGTCTGCTTGTTGCTTGGTATATTGCTGACTTATTCCCTGACTTCTCGTTAGGTGTAATGAGTACTGGTGGTATTCC